GCGATCGTGAGCACCTCTCCGGCCGTGTGGACCTCGACGAGCGGCGCCTCGACGGTGATTCTGTCCTCCCGCATCACGATCTTGTGGCCCTCGCGGTGATAGATCGCGACCTCGCCCTCCGCGACTTGCACGCGGTAGCGCCGATCGCCGACGGCGATCACGATCGGCCTCGACTGATCGCCGCCGAGGTTCAAAACGACGGCCTCCGCTCCGGCGGCCGGCGCCGACGTGAAGCCGTACGGCTCGAGGTGTTGGAAGTCGTCCGGCGTCGTCTTGCCGCTCTGCTGTAGCTGGTACTCGCGAAGCGCCGTCGACTCCCGCGAGAGGCGCACCTCCGCGAGCGTGACAAGGCCCATGATCCGCGCTTTGAGCGGAGCGACGAGCGCGAGCACCTCGCGGGCGTTCATGGCGCTTTCACTCCGTCGGCGAGCGCGTCGAATTGCGTGTTGACCGGCCGCGCTTTGGCGCCCCCTCGACGACGAGGCGCCGCGGGCGCGAGGAGCTCGAAACCCTCCGGCGGAGCCAGCGTGAGCGCCGCACGCGTCCCGTTGCCGCCGACGGTTAGGGACACGTCGACGACGAGCAGATCGCCGCGTATGCCTCCGAGGTCGTCGCGCACCGTCACGATCTGATTCGGCGCCCAAAGCGCGCCGGCCGCGCCCTGGCGCCATCCCCGCACGTTGTAAGAGGCGCCGATCGACTGCCCGTAGCGCGTCGCCGCTTCCCACTCCGCGCGTTGTCGCGCCCGCGCCGCGTCCTCTCCGCCCTCCGCGCTGATCTCGAGGATGCGCACGCGTCCGAGGTCGCCGCCATCGTCGGCGCCCTGCGACGTCTGGAGTACGGCCCCGAAGTCCTGATCGTCGCCGATGCGCTGCGACTTGCAACGGTACTCCGTGAAGCGGCCGGAGACGTCGACGGACGAAGACCCCTCGACGACGTTCTCGCCGACGACGAGCGCCACGGCCGCCCGCGTGCTCCCCGCTCGCGTGAGCCGAACGCGCCCTAACGCGTCGTCCGTCACGAGCAAGCTCCGGAGCGCCGCAAGCCGCTGTAGCGCCGCGCCGACCGTCTCCCCGTCCGAGAGAGCGAATCGCGGAATCGGCTCGCCGACGTTGACGTCCTCGAGCACCTCGACGCCGTAGGGCGCCGCAAGGTCCGTTGCGATCTGGAGCGCCGTCCGCGCTCGCCAGTGCCCTGGATCGTTCACGGCGGAGCAATCGACAAGGTCCGAGGTCCGACTCCGCCCCGTCACGGCGATCGTGTGCGACGTCGCGTCGAAAGACGCCTCGAGCTTGTCGATCCAGCCGGTGATTACCAGATCCCCGCCGACGTAGACCTTGACCGCGGACCCCGGCCGCACGCGGAACGCGTGGAGCTCGCGAGGCCATCGCGCACGCGCCGCGACGCGAAATGAACGCGCGATCGCCTCGAGCGAGGCGTCGATCGTGATCTCTTGCCAGCCGGCGAACTCGCGGCCGTCGGCGACAAGCCGGACTTGTTCGGACGGTAGGGTGATCGCGGTCATCTGGAGAGGACCCGCAGATCGCCGGCCGTGAAGAGCGGCGCCATCACGCGGTTACGCGTGACGATCTCGTCGCGCCGCTCCGGATCGCCGTAGAGCTCGAAGGCGAGCACGAGCGAGGGCACCGGAGCGCCGACGCGGAGATCCTCGAGGCGCGGCTCGTCCGCCGCCTCCGCGGCGACGATCTCCGAGACCGCGATCCGGAGGTCGACTAGCGCGCCGTGCGTCTCCGCCGATGTCGCGACCTCGTCGAGCTCCTCGACGTCGCACGCGGCCGCATATGCGGAAACGAACGCCTCCGCGTCGTCGATCGTTTCAAACGCCTCCGCGATTGACTGCGCCCGAGTGCCGAGCTCCGCAAGCGCCGCCCTCGATACGTAGCGGCAAAGCGCCGCTCTGTTGGTTCGGTCCTGCGTCTCCGCCGGAGACTGGCCGGTCGCGACCGCTCGCGCGCTGAAAACCGGAAGCCCGAGCGTTGAGCGGAGCGATCCGTCGTCGAGGATCGCGAACAAGTCGAGCACGCGCGCCGCGAGCGCCTCGACGTCGAGGACGAGCTCCGCCGCGTCGTCGCGTATGGACTCCACCGCGGCCGCGACGGCGAAAGCGTCCTCGAGGTCCGAGAGCGGCGAGGCGATCGCCGTGTCGATGTCGTCGAGGATCTCGCCCAATTGGAGCGCCGCGCCGATCGCCAGGAACGCGCCGCCGATGACGTCGAACACCTCGAGGATGTCGTCGAGCGCGCCCGTCCGGAGCGCCTCCGCGGCGACGGAGAGGGCCGAAGCGGCCGCCGGGATGCCGGTGGGGAAAATGTCCGCGCCGGCCTCGACGAACGCGAAGCGCACGGAGACGCGCCCGGCGCCCGTGTCGTGACTCTCCGAAAAGTCGAAGTCCTCGACGACGACGACGAGGCGCCCAAAGTCCGGATGAATGAGCACGCCATCGCCCGGCCGTTCGACGGCACGGATCAAGGCGTCGCGCGCCGCCGGCCCTATCACGTAGCCGTCGAGCGCAAAGCGCCTCGCCTTGCGCCCGAGATCCTCGCTCGAGGGTGTATCGCGGAGTGGGTACTCGTCGATCACGACGCGGCGCCCCGCGCTGCCTGACTTGCCGACAACGTGGAACGGGACGCCGCGGAACGTAGCGAGCGGTTGACTCATAGCGCGGCCCCGGCGCCCGCGACGCGACGGCCCACCGACGTCTTGACCTCGCCGGGCCCGCTCGTCTTCGACTGCTGGATCGTCATTCCCTCCGGAGCTCCGGCGAATCGCACCTCGACGAGCGAGCGGACGGACGCCTCGCCGGCCGCGACGGCGCCCGGCACCGCGGAGGGCACCGCGCTCGAGGCGCCCGGACTGGCACCGGCGACGGCCGCGCCGCCTTGCATCACGCGTTGCCACGCGCCCGAGCTCGTCGTCTCCTCGTCGAGCAAGCCGACCGCCTCGCCGACGGTACGCACGGCGCCGACGACGGCGTCGACGACACCTATCAACGTGTCGACGACCCCCATGATCGTGTCGACCGCCGCGTCGATCACGCCGACGAGGCCCTCCCAGAGCGCCTTGAAAAAATCCGCGAAAGCCTGCCACGCGCGCCGAAGCGGCTCCGGCGTGATCTTGTCGAGGAAGCCCACGATCGCCGTTGCCGCCCCGAAGACGAAGTCACGGAGGCCGCCGAATAGCGCCGTGACGGCCGCGATCGTGCCATCCCACACCTTGCCGATCCCTTCCATCGCCGTCGTGAGATCGAGCGCGAACACGCCCTCAAAGAACTGCGCGAAGCCTTCGAGGAGCACCTTTAGCCCGTCGAAAAGCGGCGCCACGTAGCGGACGAGGGCGTCGACCGCGGAGCGGATCACCTCGACGGCGCCGACGACGGCCGCGACCATGACGCGCCACACCTCGCGGAAGGTGCGCGAGATCGCGCCCCAATTGTCCCGAAGCGCCGTCACGATCGTAGTGACCAGAGGCGTCACGGCGTCGATCACTTGGCGAGCTCCGGCGATGATGTCCGCCCAAGGGATCCGGCCCATGATGTCGGACACCGTCGAGAAGAAACGGCCCACGTTCTGCGAGATGAGCTCGCCATTCTGCGAGATGAACTCGCCGATCCGCGTCGCCCCCTCCGCCATCACGGGAAGGAGCCGGCCGCCGATCGTCTGAACCACTCCGGCCAGCGTGAGCTTGAGCTTCATAACTGAATCGTCGTAGGCCGCCGCCTTGTCGATCCCCTCCTGCGTCATGACCTTTCCGAGCGTATGCGCCTCCTGGCGCATTGCCTTTAGGCCGTCGGCGCCGTCGAGCGCGATCGTGGATAGCTCCGCGCCCGCCTTGCCAAAGGCCAGCGTCGCGAGCTTGACCCGCTCCGTCGGATCGTCGAGCTCGCCGAGTGCCGCGAGCATGAGCTCGAGCGCCTCCGTCTGCGACGTGGTCGATTTGAGTTGAGCCAGGAACGCGGGAGCGTTTTTCTCGAGCGACTTGGTAAGGGCGCCCGTTCCGGATCGCACGCCCGCCATGGTCAACGTAAACTTGCCGAGTGCCTTTTCAAAGGCGCCCGCGCTCGCCCCGGAGAGCTCCGCCGCATAGGCAAGCTCTTGGAACGTCTCCGCTCCTATCCCGGCACGCTTTGACAAGTCATCGATCACGGCCGCGGAGGCCGCGCTCGCGTTCATAGCCTTGATCAGTCCGCCGACGGCGACGACACCGGCCGCGGCGCCATAGCGCGCGAGGGCGCCCGTTGCGGAGAGTGTCGCGCCCGCGAGCGCGGAGGACGCACGGCCGGCGGCCGCAAAGGCGCCGGTTAGGCGTGTCGAGACGACGGCGGCAATCCGCCGGACGGGTGCGGTGATTCGGTCGATCGCGGCGATCGCTGCGCTGATCCGGAAGTCCGCCACCTATCCCCCCCTCGACGTCGACGCCGCCCGCTCGTGTATCCCTTTGACCTCGTCGTGCCATCGGCGAAGCTGGCGAGCGTCGAGCTCGAGCACCTCCGACCGCTGCCAGTGCAGATAATAGGAGAGCTCCGCGGCGATCTGACGCCAGTTAGACGGGAAAGCCCGCCCCGTCGTCGTCCGGCGCCCCCTCGTTTCCGAGGAGCTCGCCGATCGCCACGGAGATCGCTCCGATGTCCTCCGCGTCGAGCTCGCGCACCTCCCGCACCGTCAAGCCGGAAAGGCGCGAC